TCCAAGTATGCGGCTAAGGGCTACGTACCGGGGCTGGATGGTAGGAGAATCTGGGTACGCTCCGAACACGCTGCTTTGAACTCGCTACTGCAAGGTGCAGGTGCTATTGTGATGAAGAAGGCGCTGGTTATCTTCTATCGGAAGATACTGAAGAACCAGTGGTCTGTTCGTCTTGTAGCAAACGTGCATGATGAGTGGCAGTTTGAAGTGAGGCCGGAGCAAGCTCAGACAGTAGGTGAAGCTGCTCGTCAGAGTATCATTGAAGCTGGGGAGTTTTATAAACTACGCTGTCCGTTGGATGGTGAATTCAAGGTAGGAAGATCGTGGAAAGAGACACACTAAACGAAGAAGAAGAAGCTGTTGTAACGCTCAGGCTCACAGGAAATGTTGTGTCTGTTTACACTTCAGCTAACATCTCTCCGGATGAAGCTTACATCATGCTGGTAGCTGCTCTTCAAGGCTTCCATATGCTTGAGGACAGCGAGCAATCTAGTTCAGTTCACTAGTTGCAAAACAGCGAAAGCGTGGTATAATATTAGTATTGCGAGAATGACGGAATAGGTAGACGTAGCGGACTTAAAATCCGCCGCCGAAAGGCGTGAGGGTTCGACTCCCTCTTCTCGCACCAAGCCCTTGTAGCATGAAGGTCGTGCAGTTGCCTTGTAAGCATCAGGTTCTGGTTCGATTCCGGACAGGGGCACCAACATAAACGTGTAACAAAGAGGATAAACAAATGAGTGATCTGAAACCTGTCAAAGTCAACGCTGAGATTTTCTACGCGTACGATATGTATAACCTCAACACCAAATTTGATGAGGATAACAAGAAGTATGCCTGTACCCTCGGTAAACTGTCTGAGGCAGCTTGCACTGCTCTGGAAGAGCTAGGTATCAAGATTAAAGATAAAGAGGTTCCCGGCAAGCATATCGTCGGCAAGAGCCTGTACAAGTTTGAACTGTTCGACAAGGAAGGTAAGCAGATTCCTGTCGAGCGTATTGGTAACGGCACTAAGGTGATCGCTCTGATTAGTTCCTATCGTCATAAGATGTCCAGCAAGCATGGCGCTGCTCCGTCGATCAAGAAGCTGATTGTGACTGATCTGGTTGAATACAACCCTGAGCGATCCGTGGAAGACGAAGAACTGGTCCTGTAATGTCTACTGAGCCGCCTAAAGTGGCTCTTCTGGATGCCGACTTTTTGGTGTATCGCATCGGCTTCTCGTGTGAAAACGCAGAAGAGAAGATCGCCAAGAGTCGGCTGACAGAATGGCTGACAGACATTGTTTATATCAATTTAGGCTGCGATGATTACAAGGCTTGGATTACCGGTAAAACTAATTTCCGTAACGATGTAGCTAAGACAGTACCCTATAAGGGTAATCGGAAAGACTTTGTGAAGCCCAAGCATTATGAGGCTTTGCGTAAGCATCTGATTCGACTAGGCGCGGTAGTTACGGAGGGTGAGGAGGCTGACGATGCTGTCGCTATTCATTCTTGTCTCGGGAATTATTGGATTGTTCATCAGGACAAAGACCTGAATCAGTTACCCGGCCACCATTACAACCCGGTAACCGATGAACGATATTATGTGTCTGAGTTTGAAGGATTGAAGAACTTCTACACCCAGCTACTGACAGGTGACAGGACTGACAATATCCAAGGATTAAAGCAGATCGGACCTGTGAAAGCTGAGAAGATTCTGAAAGACTGTAAGACAGAGGAAGAACTCTTTCAGGCTGTTAAAAAGGCTTATGAAGACAAAGATGAGCCTTTCGATAGGTTGGTAGAGAACGGAAAACTGTTGTGGCTCAGACGGGAGCCGGGACAAATGTGGGAGCCATATGAAACCAAGTAGTGCAAAACAAAAAGGGCGGCTATTACAGCAGTGGGTTAGGGATAAGATCATTCAGTATGCTCCTGAACTGAGAGAAGGCGATGTAAAGAGCACTTCTATGGGCGCAGGCGGGGAAGATGTGCAGTTGTCTCCTGCTGCCCGTGATCTTTACCCTATCCAAATTGAGTGTAAGAGCCGGGCTAAGATGGCTGTTTATGAAGACTACAAACAGGCTGCGTCACATGGTACACACGAGCCAGTAGTTATCATCAAACAGAATCAGTGCAAGCCTCTTGCTGTTGTAGATGCTGATTTCTTCTTTAGGAATTTTAGGAAATGAAGGTTGCTGATATTAGCGTGGAGCTAATCGATAGCTGTGGTACTGATCTGTCTGTGGTTAACGCTGCTCGGGTAAGCTTTGATAAGGAAAGTGATTGGGAACTTGAGAATAGCTATGGGCCTCTGGTCCTGTCTCAGCGAGATGCTAAGCTGATCTCGTACCTTGCCCGCCACGAGCATACCAGTCCCTTTAACCATGCCTTTGCTTCCTTTCGTGTCAAGGCACCGATCTTTGTTGCTCGTCAGTTGGTGAAACACAAGTTCCTGCCTTGGAATGAGGTGTCCCGCCGCTATGTGGACAGTGAGCCTGAGTTCTTCTTTCCTGAGATGTGGCGAGAGAAGGCAGATAACGTCAAACAAGGTAGCGCGGATACGGAAGTAAAAGAGCCTTGGAAAGTTGTTTCGTGGGCTAGGAATGCAACAGAGGCTGCACTCTTTGCGTATAACTCCATGCTGGCTGAAGGAGCCTGTCCTGAACAGGCCCGTATGGTTCTCCCGCAGAACACCATGACCGAGTGGATTTGGTCTGGTACGCTGGGAGCGTGGTCGGAGATGTGTCGTCTACGTCTGGATTCGCATTCTCAGTATGAGACGCGCATTGTGGCTCAGAAGATTAGTGAAGAAATGAAGAGCTTGTTTCCTGTTAGTTGGGAAGCTTTGATTGGAGAAAAATAACAATATGGATTTTGACCGTTATCAGTATGAAGCTAGTTTTACCATGCTTCCTAGCGCAGCTAACTTCCAGTACCTTATCTCTGGGTTGGCCGCTGAAGCAGGTGAAGTAGCTGGCGTGTACGCCAAGCATATCCGGGATGAGACAAAGATGTCGGAGATGCAGGACAAGCTATTTAAGGAACTAGGCGATGTCCTATGGTTCGTGGCGATGATCGCTGAAGTGGCTGATTTCGATATGGCAGCGGTTGCTCAGGCTAACATTGCAAAGCTGAAAGACCGCCAACAACGTAACAAATTGAAAGGATCAGGTGATGACCGATAATTACGACTTTAGCTGGGGTGAAAACACTTCCAAAGAGATTACCAGCCGCGTTAGTTTTCACATCAATGACTACGAAAACAACAGCGACCACAACGCTACTCACAACCTGACGGAAGAGGATGAGACTTGGACTGTCCTGCTGTCTAAGTTTATTAACTTTGTGGAAGGCGTGTACGGCTATCCTATCCGACATAAGATCGCTGTCTATGATGCTCCGGCCCTGAAAGCTTGGAATGGTTGGGATGGTCCTACTTTTAATAAGTACACTGTGAACATCCCTCCGTACTATCAGCGACAGTACTTTGAGTGGGAAAAAGAACAAAAAGAAAGTGTGTTTAAAGAAGAGTTCTGATGAGAATTCTATGTATCCCTGATACCCAAGTCCGAGAAGGTGTTCCTCTGGAGCATCTTACTTGGGCTGGGCAAGCGATTGTAGACTATCGACCTGACGTTGTGATTCATCTGGGAGACCATGCAGATATGCCTAGTCTCTCTTCTCACGATGTTAAGGGTTCCAAGTACTTTGAGGGCTTGCGGTACAAGAAGGATATTGAGGCTGCTCGGGAGGGTATGAAGATGCTTCTAGCCCCTCTCAAGGAGCTTCAGGACAAGCAGAAGAAGAACAAGGAAAAGGTCTACAAGCCCCGGAAGATATTCCTTCTAGGGAACCACGAGAACCGGATTGACCGGGCCGTGAACAACAACCCCACCCTTGAGGGGCTTATCAGCACTAAGGATTTAGGGTATGAAAAAGATTGGGAAGTTTTTCCTTTCCTGCATCCAGTATTTGTTAATAACGTCGGCTTTAATCATTTCTGGCCTGTTGGGGCTATGGGTCGCCCTGCTGGAACTGCTGCTGCCATCGTTAACAA